TACAGCGTAACGATGGCGACCATCACCAAAAACAATGCCACCATCTTTGTTTACTGAAACATTACTTGCTTCTATTGACTTGGCATCTTTTAGAAAATTCTCAAATTTCTCGTATCTACCTGAGATTCCATCTTTTCCTTTTTCTCCAACATACTGCCAACCTGTTTTTGAATAAGCCTCATCAAAGGCAGATGGATTTACATTAACTAATTCACCACCACTTTTTTTGTCAATTCGATTGATTGTTACAGGAATTGTTCTATCGCCAATTTGGATAGCTGATAAGTCTTTACCGACATTTTTAATACTTGCACCTACTGGTAAACCCTTAGTAAGTGGTGCTAATGCAGGTGCTGCTTGACCAAGCAAACCAAGAGCAAATGCTGGCTCTGCTACTTTTTTAATCTTTTCGTAGTTAGGATTAAGAACACTAAATCCCATTTCATCTGGTCTAGTGCCTAACAAACCCTGCATAACTGCATAGGTTAAAGGGTCTGGTAATGTGTTTACATCTCTCTGCCCTGCCAAGGCTCTAGCCCTAGCACCTTGACGCTGTATGTTTGGATTACCAAAAAATGCGCCAAGTTCAGCCATTACTTCATCCTGCCCATTTTCTTAGCAGCTTCTGCCATAGCAATAGCAATAGCTTGGTCACGGCTCTTTACAACCTTACCACCTTTGCCAGAGTGCAGAGTACCTTCTTTGTACTCACCCATTACCTTGCCAACTTTCTTCTGACCAGCTTTTGTCATTTTCATGTTGTTCACCATTTAACCTTGTTAGCCCAATACGCTGCACTCATCTTACCCTTGGCAATGTTCTCAGCATGACGAGCCTTAAACGCTTCGTTACGCTTCGTGCCATCAGGTGAGCCTTTAGCCCCTTGTTGACCAAAGCGGATAAGTTTTACATCCTCACCAGACTTAGCTAAAACAGCATGAGACTTAGTGGGATGGTTAGGAGTAGCTTTGGGCTTGTTATAGCCAGAAAACTGCTCAGAGCCTCGCTTAATCACTTCTTTTTAGCAGTCTTAGCTGCTTGTTTAAAAGCATCAGCAGTAGGCGCACCCTTGCTACCTACCTTACGCATACGCTCTGGAGTTTTACCAGCAGCTTTTTGTGATTCGATGCGCTTTTTCTTCGCAGCGATATTTGCGTACAAGCCCATCATTTTTTGGCTTTCTTTGCTGCGTTTTTAGCTGTGCGCTCTCCACGCATAGGCATAGGCTTAGATGCAGGTTTAGTCTTCTTCTGCATAAGTTTCTGCATCATTTCCATCGCTTGTTGGTTTGTCGTTCCCATCATATTCATCCTCGGTTATTGGCCCACCACTAATCCATGCCTCACAAGTCCTCTTGGAAGCACACTTAAAATCAAACACTTCGCAATAGCCTAAGTCGCCAGCATCAATGACTTCCCAAGCATCCATCTCTGTGCCATTCATCTCTAAACCAGATTCAATGCAAGCAAGCATCTTAGGGGTTTGGATAAAGGCAGCGCAGTTACCGCAACGAGACTTTTTAGCCTGTGCAGGCGAGATTCTCCAAGCCTTTGAAATATCACGCCAGTAATCAGCGTTTGGCTCATTGGGATTCATTGGGCCATAGTTCGCCTTATCAATGGCTTTCTGACGACACTCAAGATTGACTTCTACGTCACCTGTGGCAACTGGACACGCTTCGCCTTTTTTCTCTTGGCTTTGTATCTCAATCTCAATTTTTACGGATGGCTCAAGTAAACCAGACATGGTTATCCCTATGGAGTTTATTTATTATCTCATAAAAAAAAAGAGGGAACAAGTCCCTCTAAAGTCTCAATGGCAACTGAGTGCATCCATTGTGCGCTATCTGAAAAGATTTGCAAGCGTTAAATTTAAAACATCCATCTCATCTAACTTCATAACCTTCCATATCCTAGCCTGTCCGTGTATTCCGTTAAAGCTACCCTGATGGCAATCCTTGCATAAAGGAATACATAAGTATTGATTATGCTGAACAATATGGTGTGCATCACTTGGGCCAGAAGCATTACAAACCCCACAAGGCATTTCTTTAATCTTTGCCAAGTGCAGACGTTCCCTGTTATTGGGTCTGTTGTTCATTTTGGAATTTTTGCAATAAAAATGACCAAACTGCACCACCAGAAACTTTGGCAATAAACTGAAGTGCAATAATTTCTGGCATTAAAACACCAAATGCAATAGTTGGGAAAAGCAAAGAATCTACAGCAGCACCAGCAGTATTTGAGACATTTGCTCGTTTAATCCATGAGCCTGTGGTTTTTACAAACATAGCCCAATCAACTACAGATGCAACCAAAAATGATACGGCAGAAGCTACTGCAATCATTCCAGAGGCAGGGTTTAGCCCATAAGTGATTAAGCCAGTTCCGATAATTAAACTGCCCATTTGCCACGTTTTAAGTCTGACATGAAGCCAATCTCTAAGCGTTAAATCAAGTCCAATCAAGAAAAATGCATTTATTGCGGTTACTGATGGCCCAAATGTAGCAACCAATAGGTTTGCAGCAATCATTGCTACGGCATATGCAACTAAAGCAAAAATCATAATTTTCTTTCTGTTTCAATAAAAACACCATGATGATTAGCAATCAATGTTTGCTCACCACCAAATTTTTTAAACAACTCATCAGCAATGTTTTCGTGATAGCCAATCAATAATTTACTTATTGTTTCCAATATATCTTCTACCAATATCTTGTCTGTATGTCTTATTTCCAATTCATAAGTTATTTTTTTATGGTTAACTGGACAAACAGAAGTAAATTTTGTTTTGTACTTGTTCATAAAAGTGTTTCTTGTTCCATTGGTTGATAAAAGTTCCAACATGAGGGTGCGTTGTGCGCTTCAATCCTAGAACGCATGACTTGCGCCCTAGCCTCTTTTGTTGGCGGTAAATAATTCCCATGCTTCCAATGAACATCAATGCCAACATTTCTGCCAATATTGGTACTGTCTGCTGATGAAAATGGTAATTTGGTAAAGATTGCAGGGTCTAGCATCCTTAAACCATGTAGCTTGCAAGCAGGTCTGCCCATGTCATCACAAACTACTCTCATGGCTTGACCCATCTTGACCCACCAGTTTGATGTTCCTACTGTAGAAAACTCTCCAGAACTACCAATGCAGACACGCACATAAGTGTTTGCAAGTTGTTCAAGTCTTTCTAAAGATTCGTGCATATGCCAAACTGGTGAGCCAAACCATGTCGGAAGTGGACAATCTCTTAGTAAAGCATCGTTGTCAGCTTCTGTGCCATCAATCACATCAGGAATAACTGCAAAGTCGCACGATGGAACTTTTTTTAGATTTAACGCCCAATCATAAAAAGGTTGCCAATCAGTAATTGGTTTACCTTGTTTCCAAGCAGAAAATGCCCCATTGTCTATTGCAAATGATTGACAAACTTCTATTGCTACAGACAACTGGTCAGAGTGAGCAAATGAAACAAAAGCATGACCATTCTCAACCGCTTTAACTGCTACAGTAGCTGGCGTAATTGGTAATCCGTGATAGTGAATCATGCTTCTCTTACATAAACACCAAAACTGGCAGCAGTATCACCAAAAGGTAATTGCTCTATTTTTTTGGCAATACGCTCTCGTTCTTGTTGAGCAACCAGATAAGCAAATCGCTCAAGCATCAATTGACACTTATCAACTTCGCCATCATAGAAGCCAACTTCTAGGGCTATGCGAATAACGTCTTCTCTAGTCATTTTCGTAAGCCATAATCTTGGCATGGTCAGCTTCTGCGAGTAAATGGCTGGTCAGTCTCATTGTGCCTTCCATCTCTAATTCTTTAAACTGTGCGTCAGTAAAGACGCCCATGACGTTACGTCCCTCAAACCAGACTTCATCAATGTTCTCGTTGTAAGTGCCTTCTTCATCACGCTCGTATTCCATAACGACAGTAACGATTACAGAGCCTTCACCAGTTGTTGTGTCAAATTCGTATTTCATTTTCTTAATCCTTAATAAGTACTTTCGCCCCATCCTGTTTCTTGCAAAACACGCAAGTCAGGAGTTAACCGAACACGATTGCCAAGTTCATCCCAACCCCAAGCAATTGCATCTGTAACAACTCTGATTTGACGCACTTGATTTGTTTTGTACATTGAGTGGCTAGATGGAACACAAGCAGCCAAATTAGTAAGCGAATTTGTTTTAGCAGTAGCCAAAAAATCCATCATTACCATGTTCTGCTTGGCAGTAAGTTTTGTGTATTTAGACATGACTTAATCCTTAAAAGTACCCTTGCGAATTGCTTGGGCTGACGTAAGTGTATAGTTTTCTCAACAGTTTGTTGAAAAATATATCTAAGTATTTTCCCTACTCTGTGGTTTTTACGCCAAGACGCTCACTAGCTTGCTCACTTCTCCAAATGTCAGTTTTCATCTGGGCAGCAATCAGCATCCACTTTAAGGTTTCCTCTTTCTCAATGGCAATCATTAACCCCTTGAGCAAATCAGCATACTCAATGTGAGCATAGGCTTCACGCTCTTGGGCAACCGCAGAATCTATCCCTCTGGCTAACGCATCCTTCATCAGTAAAGCCTTCTTGGTTTTACGGAACTCCTCAAGGTAGATTCTTTGTGCTTTAGCTTCCGCATATTTGCATGAATTTTCAATGATAAATTCGATGGCTTTGTAGGGTGCTTTCATTTAATCTCCACAGAAGCAAGAAATAGCTTCTTCGTCTTTATCAAACATATCGGTTTGCTCGGCAGCGTATTTGTACATTTGTGCGTAAGTAGGTCTGTCAATAGCAAAGAACTTTCCATCACCAGCGCATCTTTTTGCAGCTTCTTCCTCTTGCTTAATCCACCACAATGCCCTCTCTGGCTTTTCTTGGATAAGGCTAAGAATCTGTGCTTTAGGTTTCAACATACACAAGTCACAGTTTCCGTGCATTGTTTTGCCGTTGATATTTGGTAGGCCTAAGTCAAAATCTTGTTGCTTCCAGAAGTTGCTTACATCCTTAGACGAAACATTGTCTTGTGCCAATGGCAAATAGACTGTTTCATGCTTACCTTCTGGGTTTGGATTTGCCCTAAATTTAACAACTCGTTTAGGCTCGTCAGCACGAATCCCAAGAAAAGATTGCCATTCTTCCCAACCAATAGACTTTAAATATCTGTAAAAAGTCCTAGTTTTTAGATTTGCTGAACAGTATCTAGCCCTGCCGTTTGGCAACGCATTGTTAAAATGTTTAATAATCTGTTCAAAAGGCTCACCATTTCTACTGGCGGTTTGGTAATCAACAACTTTAAAAGAGTGTTCTCCGTCAACTTCAACGTATTCCAACCAAGAAATTGGCACATTCCAACGCTTAGAACAGTCATTTACAAACTTTAAAGTAGCTTCTTCTTCCTTACCAGTATTGGCAAATATCACCTTTGCTTCACTTGGTAGGCTCATCTGGTGAGCCTGTAGAACTTGGTAAAGCATATAAGCAGAAGTCCTGCCACCAGAAAAACTGATGCACGTTGGCTCTGTTATTTCGTAGGGATTCACTTGACTACTCCAATCATTCTTAGTGCTGCTTCTGGGCAATCTATTCGTGCCAAGGTGCTACCTGACCAATTCTCGAAAAAGTCGGCTTGTAGCTTCGTTAAACGCTTTTTAGAGTCCGTTTTAATCTCCACGAGAAAGGTGTGACCCTTGTAGCCAACCAAAAGGTCAACTGGTAAGGAAATAATCCATACGAAAGCCCCTGCACCACGCAAGGCAGAAACTATCTGTTCTTGGTTTGCGTCAACCCTTGCTGCTCTCCTCATTTCGTAACCTCGTCATTCTGTCCCTCAAAAGCAAAGTATCTGACTTTCCTCTGATTCGTTCCAAGTCCACGCACACACCCTGCCACCAGAGCAACGCTTTGCTTGAGCCAATCGTCAATTTCTTTTGGTTGAATCTGCGTATCCACTCTTGGGCTTCGCAGTTTCTGAAGTGTTCCAATTCTGCTGGAGTCATTTGTAGGCCATTCAAAGTTCATGCTTTTCTCCGCAACTCAGCCATCTTTGCCAAGACTTCTAGCGGAATAGGCGCAGCCTTCAAAGCATCAGCTTTAATTTTTTCTAACGCAGGGTCAGGCTCATTTTTGCTCGGAACTGTGAGCCTCACAATATCGGCAGGGTTTTGTTTCGGTGCGTTAGTGCTTCTCACCCAATTACGCCAAGTAGCAAACCAATCCAGCTTCACACCCTTCTGACCTGCTTGGGCTATCCAATAATCCTTAAACTGGTCAAAGGTTTTAACAGGGCTAAGTTCTGGGCGTTCTGTTTGGCAGAATTCTTCCCATTCTTTTGGAAAACTAAAATCAGAAGCGAGGCGTTTGCCGAGTGTCTTCTTCTCTATTATGTTATGTGTAGTGTGTTCTGTGTCTTGTGTAGCATTGCGTTCGGATTGCGTTGGCAATGCGTTCGCATCCTTAACCTTATCCCATCTAATCTTGGCACTCTTGCTTGCCTTAGTAGATTTCTCGCCAACCTTCTCAATTTCCTTGTCAGCACGATGGTGAACCCATCCGTCTGGAGTGCGCTCAAAATATTCTAGCAATACAGTCGTAATGCAATCGCTATGCGAACGCATCCTAATCTGTCTGGCTACTTCATTTAAGTCGTTAGGAATTGGAGATTCATGTAGGTAGTACCAATCAAGCAATCGCCTGTAGGTCAAGTCCTCAATCTCGGAAAGGTGCAAGGTGTGACTGTGGTAGTCACCAATATTAAACTGGTAATAGTGCATAGCTGTCTCATGTTCCAATTCTCCCAGAAAGAAACTGCGGCAGGAGGGGAGACTTCTCTTTTCGTATCGGGTAATTAGTCCGAACTAGCCGTGTTTCAAAACATTGTATCAAATAAATTGATTATTTGTGATTTCATTTGTTGGTTTTCTGCCAAACAAACGAATAGCTTGGTTGTTCATAGAAGCATACTCAGCCTTAGTGAAG